GTGTCCTGTCCATTCGCACATTTGTTCTAACCACCCCCCAGGGTTTGCCGGGGGCACCCGGTGGCGGGGGTGTGTGTTTCGGGCGTGCTTGTCTAAGCCCGTAGGCGCTTCTCTAACGGTTCAGAATTGGGGGCCGGTGCTTACCAGCGGGGCGGAATTGCTAGGGGCTTAGGGGGGCGGGTGCTGCGGGGGCTTGTGATCATTACCCGCCGGGCGTGTTTTATTGTGTTGGAGAAACGCCGGGGCACTCTCTCCAAGCGGGCGGGGGTGTTGTTTGCGGGCATAGCAAAACCCCCCGCGGGCGGTGTGCTCACGGGGGGCTTAGGTGTTGCTAGTTGTTTGTTATTTCTTGCGCTTGTAGCGCGGGCGTGTTTCTCGAATGTAAGCCCACACTAGGACGGCCCAGGCGTAACCGGCTAGGGCGAACAGGTAGCCGGTCGGGGGTGCGGTTGCTCCAGCTAGTCCGGCACCGAGTACCAAGCCAGACACCGCAACCGAATAACCGCTCGGGCGGGGTTTAGGTAGTTTGCTAATTATCGGAACTGTTACACGTTGCATCACTTGCCTACTCTCTCCGCGGGTATCCGCTTAGTTACTTGCTCCCACCCGATAACGGCGCTAACGGGTAGGCGGTACTTGTCTAGGGCGTTGTCTATCGCTCGCCCTGGTGTGCTGGCGTCAATGTCCACCTGTAGCGCTCCGGTGTGCTCGCCGGTCTCTAGCCACAGCGTAAGCCTGTAGTGCTTCATTTGACGTACTCGCTAGCGATAAGTGCCCGCACATACTCGGCCACATCTAGGGGGCGTGTGCTGTATGCCTCCAACGCGCCCGCTATGTAAGACATCTCCAGAAACCCTAAAGCCTCACCTACGGCGTTCACGGTGTAACCGCAAAGGCCTTGCCCGTACATCTCATGGGAGAGACCGGACAGGTCTAGAAAGACAACGAAAGGGGACGGCACCCCGCAATTCTCCGCCCACTCATACAGTCGGGCCACAGGCGCCAAGTGCTCGTCCATTGTTTCTAGTAGTAGCTGGCGACCCTTCGCCGGGTCGTTAACTTCTTGCTCGCCCTCACACTTCGGGCAGAAAGGCGTGCAGTCAAAAGCGCCCTCATGCTCTGGGCACTCCACCATTTCCCACGTTGTTACGTTCATTGTTTCCTAACTGCTGCAGGTATCTCCTTCAGCTAGCCCTAACGATACGCGTCAGCGCTCAGTAAGGGCGTCTTGTTTAGGTCACGGCTTTATAACGGTTTGGCGCTTTCTGTCATGGCCTACCTAATCCGGGGCACGGTTCCAGCATGAGCGCACACACAGCAAAGCGGGGGCACTCTCCAGCACCCCCGCCCGCTATCGAACAAGTGTTCGAAACAACTATTCCAAAAACCTGTTCGAGGTCAAAGACTCGCCAAATTTTGATTTCCCTAGGGATCATTCTTAACCGAGTTAAGACCGACTTTGACTGATTACACCCTTCCCGTCCGGTTGTCGTGGCGATACTTAGTTGCTTCAGCAAGCAACGGGTGGTGGAGATTTTCGAGAGTTTTCTTGAAAGCGCTCCAGTCAGCGTTCCTGCTAGGTTCACGGCCCGCAGCGTAAGCGTGAGCATACGCTTCAGCGACTCGCATATAGAACTCCGAGGTGTCCAGGCCCTCTTCCATTCGCAACCGGTGTAACAAAACCCAGTTGTCGCTAGTGACAGCATTAGCCCAGTCCGCTAACCGGCGCTCCTCCGACGTGTAGGTAGGTTCCTGCTCCAGTAGGGACTTGATAAAGTCTGTGACCATTCCCATTAGCTGTTACCTACCTTGAAAGCGGCAGCGATCAGTATCCACACGAAATAGAAACATGCGGCGACTAAGCCAGCGGTGACGATGAGAATCCAGGTCAAACCCTTCCCAAAGTTCCGTAAAGTCACCCGCCATTCCTCATCACCGGTAGTTTCAACGGTGTCCCATTCGGGTTTCGCAAACATCTCAGGCTTGAACATGTGCCCCCCCCTTTTCTTGGTTAGTGTTTTTTTGTTTTACTTCATGTGTCGTGTCATAGATACCGGCAGCCGAGGCGTCTCGATAACCGGCACGACCCGTGTCAAAAGTCCAATACACATAATGGTTAGCGTGACTTTCGTTAGCGGCGTACACAGTCCCCGTGATCGTGAACTCATACGGTTTCATTTCGGGGTGCTCAGTCATTTTGTTTCCTCTCTCATTTCCGTTACTTGCAATTTGTAGTCGTGGCCTCCATGAAAATCGGCAACCATATCGCCGCGCCATTTCAAGTCAGCCATCTGAGCGCTATCCGCGTCCACGGTGTAACTACCAGCGTGACGATCGGGACACTTCCAACACTCATAGGTGTAGTCAATCCGCCAAATACTCATACGGTCGCACCTGCCCTGATGAGCACCGGCTCGTAGCTGGAGAAATAGTCCAGGGCCGCTAGGTGTACGCCCTCCTCATACCTCCACTGCTCCCAGTCGCACATTTCGTAGTAGGTGCCATTGTTCAGTAGGTATTCGGTGATGTTGTCTACCGTGGCGTCAATATCCCAGACCAAGCCTTCAGCCAAGTCCGAGGTGGCAGCGTCACTGTAATTACACTCATACCAAACAACATCGTGGATGAGTCCGCGCATTTCTTGAATATCCATTTAGATTTCCTCCGCGGGGTGTAGCTGAATATCGGTAACGCCAACATCCCATTCCTCGATCGGCTCACCGTTGAGAGCGCGGTTCAGAAACGCCTCCCGAGCAATACCGGCTAAAGCAGCCTCGCCAGCGTTTTCAGCATCGAACTCAACTATCACGCCGACAAAAGCAATCCAGCGGCGCTCCCTTTTCTCAATCGTAGTAACTGTCACTTGTTTCCCTTTCGTGCCCGCGTCCAGCGCGGATAACTAGGAAACTACGCGCCGTGTCGCAGCGTGTCAAGGATCGGCGGGCCACCGTAACCAAACCGTTATCAAACGCCAATCACTCGAACAAATGTTCGACAACACCTAAAACTGACGAGATTTTGCGTCCCAGGGGAAACATTTTGAACCGAGTTAAGACCGAATCAGAACCGACTAAACCTTATTACCGCGAGCAGCATTACACGAACGATGTGCGGGAGCCAACGCCGACTCAGGATCACCCGGAACAACATGGTCAGCCTGCCACGGATCACCAGGCACAACACCACCACCACACAACCAACAAACCGTCGCAGAATCACGGACAGCCTTAGCGCGTCTCCGGTAATCACCAGAGTACTGACCCGTCGCCTTTTTCCTCGCGGCCTTCGCCAAATCCGTATAACGATCACGGGCCTGCTGGTGCTCCGGGCAACGAGAACCGTTACGGCTCAACCGACCACAATCCAAACACGGTTGGCGGAAACCTGACATGCTTCGAGTTTACACAGGCGACACCAAAACTTGCGAAATTTTGTTTCCCCTAGAAACATTTTTGAACCGAGTTAACCGACTTTGACCGAATGGTGGAGGTGCAGGGAATCGAACCCTGTTCCTGTCTGCCCCACAAGTGGTCTTCAAACAGTCGAAACCAAATCACCCCCGAACAAGGAAAAAGGAGGGACCTCGTGTGGGCGAGACCCCCCCTTTTTTGCCTTGTCGTATTTAGTTATGGGTTGAAAGACAACAGATGGCTACCGAACCTTATCGTTTGCTTTCGTTATCCGACGACAGAATCGTCGAAACCTGTTTGTAGTAAGACCGCATCGATGTAGAAATACGGTCACGGGCGTCGTTGCTGTACCGTTGCGCGATCGGTGGGTGCTTCTTCACCGCACTCAGTTTCTCCGAATACTGTTGCGCTGCCGACAGTAACTCCTCGTTCTTTGACATAATCCCAGCCCTTCCTAGAGGCGTTTAATCTCTCCCTGATAGTAAACACCCTTCACAAGCTCAAAGCAAGTAATGGCGGGTTGCGAGTCTTCCTGCGCTATACGGCGGAACCAGTCAGACCCAGCATCCATTGTTGACGCTTGCACCCACCAACGAGACCCCCCCTTTGGTGAATTACCCAACTCTTGCACAATCGTGTGATGAAAATGCCCTGTAATAAGCGTTGTCACAGCAGACAAGTACTGCGAACCGAACAAAGCTTTCTTCCAAAAGTCAGGGATAGACGCAGGTCGTTTCACCTGATGACCGTGTATAGCACCCAAAACATGCGATCCGTCACCGAACACGTCAATGGCGAACCCTTCCTCCTCCGGTTGCGGAACATAGAAAGTCACATCTAAACCAACCTCGGAGGACAGGCGACGTAACTGTTGCAGGATGACAATCCCCCAGTCGTCTTTCCCTGGCCTGCCTACCGTTTGCCCACGGTGACGGAACTGGCAATGGTTAGAAGCAACCGAACCATACTTCACCGGCGCATACTTGCTGCACCGTTTGATTAGCTCCCACATCACCGATGCTGCCATGTCCACGGACTGCATGGGTGACAAATCGTTTGACTCTAATTGTTGCTGGTCGGCTGTGTTAGACACAGACTCGATAATGTCGCCAGCGTCAATAATGACAACCTGTTCGTACTTGCCCGCTTTGATAGCGGCCTCGATACGGTCGAACGACTCGAACACTCGTTCTAACAGTTCCTTCGTACCGCCACGGCTACCCGTCTTACCAATCTGAAAATCAGAAGGCACAACAACGAACGTTTTACCCGACACCTGACGTTTCAACTGCTTCGGTTTCGTTTTCTTCGCCTCAGCAAACAACGTCGGCAAATCAACGTCAGTGACCTTCCTGCGGAAATGGAAACGGTACGACGTCAACCATTCCCCATCCCAACGTTGCCACTGCGACGTGCGAGGTGTACCAACAACCTCATACTCGTCAGCACTGTAACCGCGTTCCTCAAGGAACTCATCAAAGTTAGGTGCGTCAGGTAAACCCTCAGTAGTGGCTGTACCTTCGTTGCCGTCGAACTCGACAGCGGGACGGAAACCTGACGGTGCTTCAACCTTCTTAGCAGGCTGCAAATCATCCAACATTAGCGGAAGCACCCACAAGACTTGACACGGTGCAAACCGAGTGGACCCTCCGTGATCGCAAGACCACGGTTAGTCAACTCCCTCGCAAGAGCTTTAGACGCCCACACCTCTTTGTTCGCAAGCGCCTTCTCCAAAATTTCACGATCCTTATCCTCTAAACCGTCCAACAAACGCCCCATTTTGCAACGCTTGTTCTTTGACGGCGGGGTCAAATCTTCCAACATTTGTTTTCCCTTTCCTCAGTTACCCGATACCGTCAAACTAACATCAACGGTTTTATTGTGACGATAGCGCCAGGTTCTCGCGTGTCGTCGTAGAGCTTGTAAGCACTAACTTTGCATACGAGCGAATCATCTCCCCAGACATTTGCGTCTGTGCAGGCGTCGAAGGTGCTGCGGATGAGCTTGTCCGCATCGGGTGGGACGACCGGGAGCTTTCGTTTGCCTGCGGTAACGGATTTTGGGCGAGGTAAGAAGAAAACGACAGACGCCTCGACCGGGCCAGTAAGAGTAACCCAGTCATGTACAGCGATAGCCTCTTCAGCAGCCTCTCGGACCCTTTTACGCCACGCGGGTAGTTTCTTAGAAGCCTCAACGAAGCGACCATTCCCGATCGACTTCTTAGACCCCTGCGGGGCCGGGATTCCATAAACCTCAAATAAAAGTTCCACATTCTATTTTAGAACGGTGCTTCCTCATCGATGCTCTTCACAGCACCGCCGAAAACATCACTCAACGTTTGTTGTGCATCCTGTGTCTGACCGCGACGTTCAACCTTCGACATCTCAGACGCACGCACGTTCAACGACACACCCTTGCTGCCGTCCTTCTTGTCAAACAGTTTCGTTTTCATGCGACCAACAACGGACACACGGTCGCCCTCTTCAAACCCTGCGGGACCAGTCACCGAGAAATAGTCTTTACCGGCAACCTTCCACTCACCTTGCTCGTCCTTCAACATTTGACTGTGAGCAACGTTGTACACGGTGCCCCACTCGAACGACCGAATCTCGTTAATGAAACCCTCAAACTTAATATCTACAGCCATTACACTTCCCTTTCAATATGATCTGGATTTACACAATCCTGTTTACCGCATTTTCTGTAACCTGGCAACATTGCCACACCATCATCTGTCAACGGTGTCACTTCGTCCATGTCGAACTCGCCATGCCACGGATGACATTTACCCAACGATCCGTTGATTGTTTTGGCGCGTCCGGCACGACATGATGCACACGTTTGCGCGTTCCTGTTAGACACGCTGGCGTCCCAACGGAAGCCGCACCGTTTACATTCATTCCAAGCCACCCGTACATGCTACCGATAAATCACTACAGCAGACGGGAACGGAGCAGAGCTTTTTACACCGTCAACAGAGACAAACTTTAGCCGACCACGCAAAAACCGAATGTCTCCCCGCATCGCGTAATCATGCCACCAGGCAGTGTCCGTTCTGGCAGGCACAAGGCACACAACTGTCGCCCCCCGCCGCCAGGAATCGACAGCTTTCGCCATCCACTTACCAATCTCTCGACCATAAGGAGGATTCATCCAAACGACACCATGCCACTCTTGAGAGAGGCCGTCATCTTCTACAGTGAAATAATGGTCAACTTTATGATTCCAATCGTCCGCGCAAACGTCAACCGTGAAACCGAACTCAGCATTTAGCTCGTCAAAAAAGTCCTGCGGTGTTCCCCACTCCGGCGTCAACGACGACATTAGGCCCTGATTCACCTTACCCATTGCTCAGAAATCCGATATTCAGGTCAGCCCACCGAGCACGCTCATTCACCGACATACCGTCCGTATGCTTCACCAACAACCCAATACACGGCTTACATTTCGTAATCAACTCATTATGAGTCACACACACAGGTACAGGGTCAGAACGCCAATTAGCTTCCTCAGCACGATCAGCAGGCGACCTATCAATCGCCATACGAGCATCCCTCGCCCGAGCAACAATATGCTTCGGCTCCAAATACCCAATCTTCTCATCCTGACGTGCCAACACCAACGCCTTCTGCGCAACCTCCAAAGACAAATGCCCAAGCACAGCCTTCCAAGCATCAACCGTCTCATCAGTCACACGACGGTTATCAATAGCAGCAACATCCGCCAACAACAGTTTCACTTCAGCCTTATTCATTCCCATCCCTTTCCATCTCAGCAAGCGCCTCAGCCCTCAACCTAGCAGCAGACGACCCCGAACCACCAGACCGCTTCTGCACACGACCCATCCAATTCTGAAACGTCATATCCCAATCAACCTTCGACTTACCCGAACCCCACCAATAAGTACAAAACTGTTCAACCTCGTAATCCCGATCAACATCAGGCCACTTATCGTCAAACATCGACATCAAACGTTCCGAAGGTTTCCAATCATTAGGGAGCTTAATAGCTCTCTTATTGTTTTCTCTATAGTTGTTTTCTCTAGTTTGTCTTCTTAAGAGAGTGCCCTCAGCCACAGTGCTTTGCGCCACAGTGCTCCGAGCCACAGTGCCTTGGGGCACTCTGGTGGAATTCAACTCGTAACGGTACGAACCAAGCCTCCCATCATCACCCTTAGCCCTGGATACCGATACCCAGTTCTCCGCCTGCAGCTCCTTAATTGCAGACCTAAAAGCCTTCACACCAATCTTCGTCTCCGCAACAATCTGCCGTACACGAATCTCATAACCAACCTCATGCGACAACAAATAAATCAACAAAAAGTTTGCTGCAGGAGACAACCCTGTGTTGCGCAACCACTCGTTCGGCACAATCGTGAAGTTCTCATCAACAGGTAAACGGTTCCTGTACACCCCACTCGATGTCACAGTTCCACCCCATCATCAGCCCACATGCTCTCCAAATGCCTGTTAGCCCAATACAGCTCAGACCGTTGCAAAATAAGCTTCTTGTTCTTTATCTGTTGAGGATGCCCAGGATGCTCCATCCACAAACGAGGCACGTCGTACCCCATCTCCTCAACCCAATCCACCTCGTACTTTGATTCCACCATTTTCCCTTTCGATAGTTACGATGTCACCACGATCCTGTCACCATCGGGAGTCAAAACATACCACTCGTACTCGTAGTTATCAAAAATAGGTTCCGACACGTCCTGCCACGACCGAAGTTTGTGACCGAGTTGACGGGCTTTCTCCGCGCTTGCAGCATCCGACTCCATCAACCCATTCCACGCCGCACACACCAACACAACGTTGTCTAACGTATCTAACAGCTTCGACCCGCCAGCCCCACGATTCTTACGGTGATGAGGGACCAACACGTCCCCGTCAGCGCCACAATGCCAGCAATGATGATCACGAGCCTGCAACGCTTTCACAAGCTTCTTAGGGAGCGCCACAGCTAGCCAAACACGTCGTCAGAACGACCGTAATCGTCCTCAAACCGAATCACATCATCATCATCAATATGACCGGATGTCACCTGAAACACATTCATGTCACCGATTGTCGCTGTCAACCGATGCATTTGCTCTTTGTCAATGTGGATAGAGTCGCTCGGCCCAATCAAAAACACTTGTTCCTCTAACAACAGTTCACCGTTGCCGGACTCGACAAACCAAAAGTGTGACTGGTTCTCGTGCAAGTGCAAAGACGTTCTGCGACCTTCACGCACAATAAGTTTGCTCACGGTGAAGTGTTCACCACTGTAATACTCTTCAATGCTGCCCCACGGTGTTTCCATGCGCTCAGTCTACGCTACGGTTTTCGCAGTTCGTAAGCTAATATCGAACTAAAGCTTCATCTCCGCCTGCATCAACTTAGCCCGAGTAGCCACAGACATAATCTCCGACTCAATCACCCGCAACTTAGTCTTCACCCGAGTCACCTGGGCCTTACAAATATCCCGAGCCAACCGAGCATCCGCAGCCTCCAACCGAGCCAACGCATTACGATCCGCAACCGTACCCTCCGCGTTCAAAAACGCTGCAGACTCCGCATAATCCAAATCATGCTCAGCCTGAGCCAAAGCGGACTCCGCATCAAAAAGCGCATCAACACCCTTACGATTCGTTTGCGTCAGCTCTTGAAGCTCGCTGATGATGTTTGACGGCATCATTCACCATCACCATCCTCTCAACGAGCACACCACGCCAAAAAACAACCTGGTCGGCATCATTTCTTCTTACCGCCTCCAGATACCCCTGAAGCACCTCGTTCACGCTCGCCCTCAACACCCGCAAATCGTTCGGCATGTCCCTGCACCTCATCTAAAATGTCTTTACTGGCACCGGCAGCTTTCGCTTCCGTCCATAACAACCGTAACGCATCAGCGGACTCAGCCTGTTTAGCTTCGGTGATAAAATCTCGTGACGGGTTAGGCACCTTACGCATCTCCTCACGAGAAGCACGCTTGTTACCATGCAACCCCATTGTGGCGAGCGCCCTACCGATAGAGCTCGTTTCCGCCATCTCCGCAGCGAACTGCGACGACCCTTTCTTCTCCGTGGCGTAACCAACACCCTTCGGCAAATCAGCGGCCTGATCACCAATACCTAAATACACATACCCTTTGAAAACCCATTCGTTTTCATCCGGTATCAACTCGGTACGGATACGACCATCCTCATACTCGGCAAGGAACTTACGAATCCTAACCTCAACCATTTCATAATCGTTCGGGTTCCAACCCATCACTTATCTCCTTTCACCACAAGCCAAGGTTTTCCCTGACCTCGCGCCTGACGTTGCGCAACAACCTTTTTGTCACCATCCGCCGACACAAACCCATACTTAGCGTTGCCCATCGCATCCAACACAGCACTCTTCGCCTCGTTCAACCGTTTCTCAGAGTCACGAAATTCTTGATCCGCCACAAGCAAAGCCGAACCGAGTACACCCAATTCAACCTCATTATCCTCAATCAACGGATTCATGTACCGGACAGCCTCATACGTTGCCTTACTGCCATCCCAACCAGGTGCCACATGGTCCTGCAAATGATTCCAAAAACGTTCCGCAGCATCAAACTGTGCCTTCGCCTGGAAACTGTCGTACTCGACCTCGCGTTCCTCATAGTTCCAACCAGCAACAGCCACAATCACCGCTTTGCCTATACTCAACACATCCATGTAATGCATTACCTGGGCAACATAATGCGGTGGTGTTTCACCCCACGACGAACGAGACGTCTTCACCTCAACAACAATCCACTCACCCGTCTCACGATGCTGTGCGAGCGCGTCAGGGTTAGCACGCATAAACTCATGCTCAGGGTGCGCCCAAGTGCCCGTCAAAAACACTTCATACTGCGGGTGCTCCTCAGCCCACATTCGCAAAATAGGTTCCTCAAAGGCGTTACCGAACCGAATACCCCAACCCGTCAACGGCGGATCAGGAATCTGACCGGTACGCTTCGCCCACAAAGCAAAAGCCGACTCCCACGGGTTCAAACCAAGAATCGTACCAATCTCCGAGCCGCCAATACCTTCAGCACGAGCAGCAAGCCATTCAGCGCTACCCGCCTCGTAAACACCCACACTCAACGCCCCGTTGAACGTGTCCCCATCGTAAATTTGGAAGTCCCTTTGTTTTCTCATACGATTACCCTATGACAAACAACCGACAAACGCTATACACCTACCAAGACTTGCAAAACGAAATCGACAAAACCGAATGGGTGCCCTGCCGCGACATACCCGACGTGTTCTTCCCCGACGACTTCCCCGTCGGCAACGTCCGCAGGCAAGCAGAACAAGTCGCCAAAAACCTATGCCAAGAATGTCCGATCAGGACCGAGTGTTTGCTGTACGCGACAGCGAACAAAGAAGACTACGGTATTTGGGGTGGCCTCCTACCGAAAGAACGTAAAAGCTTCTAGCCGTCTTCTTCCATCGCATACATGTCAATAGTCGCAGAACCCTCTAAAAGTGCCTCAGCGAGCCTCCTAGCGTCCCTCACACGCAAAACAAGAGTCGTACCCTCATCACAAATATCAAACATTTCATCCGAGGTCACAACAACCTCATCACGATCACGCTCAACCTCAAACATAATCATCCTTTCGACACCAAATAACTGATAACAATAATTGACAGAACTGTCGAGACAGAACTGACAGAAGCAACCGTCAACAAATATATGAAATGTTGACGCGGCACCCACAAACCCTTTTCAAGCATGTTTTTACCTTTCATGGTGTCAGTCAACCACACCGCACTCACAAACACAACAAATGACACCCTCAACCATTACTATAAACATATGCAAGAAATGACAAAAGCGCACCTCGACGAGTACACACTCGACATGATCGCTGACATGCGCGACTGGGAACTCTCACGCCTACAAATCGTCACCGACGTGCTCCGCAACAAAGTGCAGCACGAACACGCCAACGGTGTCGGTGTGACCGAGTTAGCAAAAAAGGCTGGTGTTACCCGTCGCACCATCCGACAATGGGTTGAATGAAGAAACCCCCCGGACTGTGGTGGACAATCCGAGGGGCTTCAAGAAAGGAAATTCAAATGAACAACCCAACTATAGCATCATTGGCATGATTCGCACAACATTGCTTCCATCGGGTCTACAGGGCACACAACCCCATCAACAATCTCAACGTTATCCATTACTTCTCCTTCTTGTCGTACTGCAGCACAGAGGTCAGCAAGGACATGACACCGGCAAGCGCTGACACGGACGCAACCTGCGCCCAGTCCACATCTAAGATGCCAACAGCGTTCACCCCAATAGTTGCGATCGCTACCTGTGCAAGCGTTTTGATAGCACGCTCTCCCGCGTAATCCCAGTAAGCCTTTAGTTTATCCATCAGGGTTTCTCCTCTGTAAGTGATCATCTGCAACAGCCCCACCGATATACGATCCGAGCACAAGGGTTATAAGTGCAACACCGCCAGTGATGAGCTCTGAAGCACCCATTCTATCGCCCCACACCGCGAGCGCTCCGAAAGCAATCATGATCGCACCCGTACCCCATGAGGCTGCAATGTACCTTCTGCGAATCTTCCAGTTCCCTTGTGGCCTCATCGGGTCATCACCGCCACCAGAGGGGAAACGATGGCCGCCAGGAACCCGAAGCCGCCGATAGCCTGCCACATGCGTTGCTCTAGCTTCCGCAACCTAACCTCGTGATCCTCAATCTTGTCCTCTGAGTCAGGGAGGGCGTTAGCAATCTTTTCGAGGAGACGGCCTTGCCTTTGCACCTCAGCGTAAATATCCCGCATTGAAACCCTTACAGCTCCAG